CGCATTTTAGGATCAAGCCCAGGAGAAGTGTTTGAAGGAGTAGCTTCATTGAACTTCTGGTAGCTCTGATTCTGGAATCCAAGTCTTGTTAAGCCTGTTCCAAGAAGTGTCCTCGGCGGCCTTTGGTGGACGGATGAGCTTGGCCTCAGATATGTCGAGGGCAGATATAACGACCCAGCCCTTGTCCCAAATGATGATTGGAATATGGCCGTTATTATACCCAACGATCTTTTTTGGGCGACGAACGACATAGTCTCCGTCTGGGGTGACTCCCTCAACCTTGCAGAAGGTAGACCGCCCAGAAGTGTGGGTAATCTTATACTCGCCACCGATGGCAAGGATGATGGCTAGGAACAAGGGGAATAGGCGGTTCACGCCAGATCCCTCATTGTCACTACGCCCTCGGCATCGTTGTATTCACGAGGCTCGTGGGGATCATTGACCCGCTGTTTGAACAGGTACTCCCATCTGACGCCGTCGCCTTCCTCGCCTGTTTCCGTGGAGTAAATGTCGCTCTCCTCGGCAAAGTAGGCGTAATGATATTTCTTGTGGTTGTTGGGGAACATTTGACGGATGCCACGCTCAAGGATTTGGCGAACAGCCTCCCTGTCGTGCTTGGCGTCAATGGTTAGGCTTACATCTATTTGGAGTCTTACTTCTTGTTTCATAAGCTTTAGTCCTTTGCCGTAGCCAAGTTTTGGGCTTCTCTCCACTCGGCCAGCTCTTTTTTTGCTCCGTTAGCTTTAGCCCAAGCATCCAGCTCCTTGTCGGTCATATACTCTTCACTTTCTTCTCTTGTGACGCATCCGTGGGCATTGTTTTCTGCGTCGTCTGCATACGATTCGAGAATATGCTCCTCCATTGAGCCGTGCTTATTACTAATATCGTCCGTGATGGTATAGATCGTTACCTTGTGCCTTTTCCCGCTTTTGTATTCAGCCAGCTTCTTTAGTTCCTTTTTGTCTGGAAGGAATGCTTCAAGGGAATCACAAATTGCATCTCCTCTGGTCTCGTTAAACCATCCTCGGACTCCGCTCTCAATGTCTGCGAGAAGTCTGCAAGACAGCTTCTTGTCTAGGATATAATCCCGTCGTCTGGCGATGTCTTGGACATCCTCCCAAGTAATGAAGAATGGGATGCGTGTCATTTGGAGACCTCTTCCCACTTGGTGGCCTTGCGGCGAATTGCCTTCTTTTGATCGCCGTAGTCCTCAAGCGGAACTCCGTCTATCACAACTGAGTGACAAACTCCGTTTAGCAGTCCGTTAATGACTGGGATGAGGTCTGGAGACATGAATCCATAAACCCTTGGGGCTGATGGAACTGGCGTGTAGGCGATATCGACCCAGACGAGGTCGGTTGTGGGTTTTAGTTTGGTTCGGTTTTTTGTTTTCATAAGATGTAGTCCTTTCGTGTTGCAAGTTTTTGGTTACGGATTGGCCTCGAAGAAGGCTTGAGCAAACCCAGCAGGGGTGAGGGATCGCAGTTCCTTGGTCTTCTCGCTGTTGCCACCCAGCTTCGCCCACATCCACGAACCCTTCTGCCCCTTGGAGTTGGTATACATAATCGGACGTACTGGATTGCGTACAGGAGGCATCTTGAACTTGCCCCACAGACCAGTTTTCTTGGTGTAGGGATCCCCATACTGCCAAGGCTGGAAGTAGGTCGGGCCGAAATATTCCATTTCGGGATACAGGCTGTTGATGCGACCCACAGGATTCTCGATGACCCACCACTTGGGATCTGTCTTCTGGATAATCCACATAGTTTTGTGGAGTAGCTTCAACCCCTCGGAGGTGCGTCCGTCCTTATCCTTGGCGGAGAAGTGCCTAGCCCCAGAGACGCAGAAGTGAGTGCAGGGCGGGGCGGCCAAGATGCCGTGGATCTTTCCGACCTTATCCAGCCAAGCCTCGGTGATGTCTAAAACATCGTCGCCGTGCTTGATGTCTACTTGGATCGTTTTGTAGCCAGCCTCGTGATAAGGCCGTGGCCACGCACCAGAGTAGTCGAATAGTGACAATATCGTCACCGACAGCCCGCTCCAGTGATACGGATTTCGCTTTTGGAGTACTTGACCTCAACAACAGGGGTTTGCGGGGAACACTTGGAGATCTGTTCCGCAAAAGTGCTAGTTACTACACCACCGCTGATGTCGATGATCGGCTTGTCGCCTTTGCCAGAGACCTTGTATTTCCCCTTGGGGTTGGCGGTAAGCTCGATGACATTTTGGGTGAGGCTGGCGTATCGGTCATACCGAGTGCCGACCTCGAACCCCGCCTCCACGAGGCGTTTGCCTTCCAGCCAGATACGGCTCGTTCCCTTGCCGTGGTTAGTTCCGATTATGGTTAGTTGTGTTTTCATAAGTCAGAGTCCTTTCGTGTTGCGAAAATCGTATGGGTCGGGCGAAGTGATAAGCTTTGCCCTCCTGTGGTTCTTGACGTTGTCAGCGTGCTTGGTGTCTTTATTTCTTCGTACCTTGTGGGGCGATGGTGCAACGTGCCCCTTGGCTGGGTTGGCGTTAATGCTGGTCTTGCCTCTGTTCACCCAAATCAAGGTTTCGTGGATTGCGTCGTATGAAATAACCTCACCTTGGGAAGCCCAGCTATTGATGTAGTCCAAGTAGGACTGAGCCTCCTTGAGGTCGGGGAAGGGGATGGAATAGCCGTCAATCCAGACATTCCATTTGTCTGCGATATACTTGAGCTTATGTATTCCAACCTGGGTCATGGGTTGGAGTCCGCATCTGTTCCCAAAGCTATGCGTCGCCTATACGCAGAAACCTTTTGGCTTACTTAGGGGAATAGCCACATTTCGACCTATGGCATTTAGCGCAACACCATCGGGCTGGCTGGGAGCGGGTTACACCCTCTCGGGTAGCGGAACTACAGCGGCAATCAATTTCGGGATCAATGGGAATACAAATGCAACTCTCCCAGAGATCACTACTGCCGAGGCCAACGCAACTACTGGCGACATCCGCAAGATTTACTACGGAATAGTGGAACAGCTTTATCAGTCTTACTTGGCCAAGGCTACTGCCGACCAACCCAACAGGATGACGCTTAGTAAATCTTCTAGCGTCAATTCGACTACTGGCTTAATCACCACCAGTTACACCATTCAGTTCGTTCTGGCCGCTACTGGGCTGGATGTAACTACTGAATCTGCTTAATTTTTCCACCTTACGCTTGACCTCGCTTTTCGTGAGGGTACAAGAGAAGGTGTGAAACTATATCAGATAGAGGGAATTCCCTCGCTTGAGCAGTTGAAGAAGGAACATCCCTTCACCATTTCTGGAATACTTACCGAGGATGAGAGCCTTGTGGCTTTAGTCGGGCCGAACGTAGAAAGCCAGACTTGGACGGCGATGATTTCGATTAAGAAGAATACGGATACTTGGTCGACCAGAGCTTTCCTGTGGTGTCACCCAGAGCCGATGAACATCCTTTACGAGAAGTGGGGAGTGGATGTGCAACCTCCGTTCCAATGGGGAAAAATGAAACAGGCGCCAGGACACGGACTGGAATGGCAGATCGAGGAGAGTGCAGGGGACATGACGGACGCTTTAGACAAGACCCTTACGAGCATCACCAAATGCAGACAGGGAACTCGCTTGGCTATGGCTCACTTAAAGGCAGAGGCCGTCAGACTCCAAGCCAGTCGAGTCAGTCTTAATTAAAGAATTGTAATTAACTGGGAGGCTTCCAGCAGTTTGAGCTTCGTACTCTTCTCGCCTTTTGGGCCAAGGATAAGGCCACGCCCACCGACCTTTGTTTTCCCGACAAGGAACTCGCCCTTGTGCCGTTTCGATGGCTCTTTGACGCTCCAGTCTTCGTCCACGAATAAAACATCGCTACCAATTCCAATAGCCTCGATGTAGCCGCCGACCAGATTCTGAATCCCAGCCAGATCGCCCTTTATCTGAATTTCGCTAATTGCTGGGGTTGCCTTCGGGTCTATTAAAATTGCTCTCATGGTATTCGAAATTTCTCTCTCTGTTATAGCGTCCCTTCGCGTTGCGTTTTTTCAATAAATATTCGTGCAATATGTCGGCCATCAAGACTGAAAGAGTAATCTGCTGTTTGAGGGCATGCTTTTGAAGCGAGTCCTTTACAAAGGCCGTAGCCCAAAAGCCTATGAACTTCCTAGCTGGATGACGCTTATTTGGCATGCATACGAGTACCCAAGCTTTGGCATGCAGGGCAACACCAATATGAAGTCTATGGTGTTCAACACCTTGCGGTGTTTTACACCTTTTTTTGGATTTGATAAATTAACTACTCTTTAGTTTTATTCCTCAGTTATGAGGTTAATTTCGGTGCATCCATCTTATAGCCCAGAGGGGACAATAGGGTCGTGTTTAAGTCCTATAAACCATGGGGTTATGACTCTTTCGCACGGAATAGTACACGATTGCATGATGAAATTAAGGTATTGCCCGAGTAGAAGCATGGGAGGGGAGTCGTGGGGACAACTCGCCGTCGGCTTCAAAGCGGGAGCAGATTGCATTCTGACGGAGGTAGACGGCCGTTGGTACGCCAAGTCGGAGAGGGGATCTAACACCTACCCGCTCAGTCACGAGGCACAGTTAGAATCAGAGTTCCAGCCTGTGCTGTCTTGCTGGCGAGGCTCTAGGAAGGGCTGTGTGGACTGCTCCAGAGCCTGTCCAGACATCGATCCCGCAGTCAAGGCGAGGCGTGAAGCCCTAATGTCGCCAGCTGTCGTGGCCTCCCAGAGGGCTCGAAAAAGAATTGAAAGATTTTTGGTGACAAATGAGGTCGGTGTAGCAATCTCTGGTGGATGCACCTCAGAAAAAGTTTCCAGTCTGATGAAAATTCTCGGTGCAAAAGGTGGGAGATCTCGCAGTGAAAAGAAGCGAATTGCGTGTCGCCAAAACGGACTCAAAGGCGGGAAGCCCAAGCGATGCCTCTGAATGCGATACAATATTTACTAAAAACGACCCAAAACGCTTAGCTTCCCCAACACACTTTCCTCGAGGGAAATCGACTACCCAACCGATATTAAAGCAAAGCGAAAATAAAAAATCGAACCGAAGCGATGCACATCAAACTTCATACAATGTTTATGGTAACAGCGGAATCCCGCTTAGGTTAGACAAGTCAATTCTCGAAAGCGAAATCGCTAACCTAACTGATAAAAAATCCGAAGTAGAAAAAAATTTTTGGTCAAATGCTTCGCTTAGCTTATCTAAGCCATTAAAGGGAACACTCGCTTCCCGACTCTCTCCACTCGTACTCGCTAAACGCCTCGGATTCTCTCTCTGCCAAGTCTTCGAGCTTATCGAAGCTGGCTCAATTATTTGCCGTAACGGACTTATCCCTGCGGAGGAGGCCGAACGCCTTCTCCAACCCAAAATAGAAAAAGTATAGGAGAACATCATGACAACTCAGTTAGCAGTTCCAGAAAATCAGTTAGCAGATCCGACTTTGTTGCATCGTCGCAATATCGCCGTTGCCAACGCCGTCCGTGAAGGGGTGCTTGGCCAGACAATCGAGATCCAAGGAAAGAAATATATCCAGTCCCCAGGTTGGGCGATGATGGCGAACGCATTTGGTTTTGTAGTCAGCGGTGGCGAGGTTCGCAAGGAAGGCGAAGGGTTTGTTGCCAAAGCCTACCTAAAACGTGTGGATGACGGAGTAGTTGTGGCAGAGGCCGAAGGATATTGTGACCGCACAGAAAGTCGCTGGAAGTCAGCTCCCGAGTACGCAGTACGCTCGATGGCCCAGACTCGCGCGGCGTCCAAGGTTTGTAAGATGGCTCTGGCCTCTTGCGTGCCTTTGATGGGAGTAAAGAACCTCTCTGTCACCCCAGCCGAAGAAGTTCCAGAAGGTGGCTTCTCTTCTTCCTACGCAAACCAAGCCCCTGTGAAGATCGTCTCTACTCCAGCTCCAGCCCCCAAGCTTGAGATCGTCAAGGAAGAGGAGAAGTCCCTCAAGAAAGACTTCGCAGAGGCGATTGTTCGGGAAGCCAAGGCGATGCCAAAGCGTGACCCCAACGCCCCGACTCGTGATATGGCTCTGACCTTTGGGAAGTACAAGGGTCTGACCATTCGCCAAGTTGCCAAGGATGAGGATGGTCTTCGCTACCTCGAATGGCTGGCCTCCCAAGACTTGAAATTGGCCAATGACGGCAAGCCTTTCAAAAAGGATGTCGAGCGTAACGAGATCATTGCCGAAGTGCTGATTGAAAACCCCGAGAAACCTCAAGGAGGAGCCGATGAATCTGATGACCTCCCCTTCTGATTTTTCGATCTGGAAAGAACTCCTGTCATGGATCCACACCATAGTCTTTATCCTTCTGGGCGTAGGGCTGGGGGTGTCGGGTCTCGTTTTCTTGGTGGCTTGCTTTTGCACAGCCATCGACTGGGTGCGGAAGGAGCTAATAGATTGAAAATAAATAAAATGAAGACTGCCTCAATCAAGGAGGCCATCGACAGGCTTGAGGCAATGCGAAGCGGTAAGTGGACGGCTGAACAGGACAAGAAGACTTGGTCGGAATTCCCGAAGGGTCGGGAGACTGGAAGCCTCTACTACAAACATCTGCAAACCGAAATACGGGCGAGAGCCTCGGAAGGAGCAATATGACATTTGATGACGGACGGATGGGGCTTCCTAGTGCATCAAAGGCCGAGCGGTGGACAAACTGCGTCGGCTCGGTGCAACTAGAGGAGCTGATCCCAGACACGGAAACTGGGCCAGAAGCAAAAAGAGGGGATCGGATTCACTTCGCCTTGGCTGACGGAAAGGTCAATGACCTACCCAACGCCGACGAGGTGGAATGTGCCGAGCTTTTGCAAGAGATGGAGAAACAGGCCGTAGAGGCCTTTCGCCTTGAGGTCAAAGCCGTAGACGAAACCTTTAAGGGCAAGCTGACCGCCAGCAGGGAACAGCGACTTGTTTTGAAGCGTGGGGAAACTCCGCTGATGACTGGAAAGCCCGACCTTGTTTTGTGGACGGATACCATCGTTAAGCGTGGGCTGATCGTAGACTACAAGACAGGGATGGGGATCGTTCCCACCGAGAAGAGCCACCAGCTTCGGGTATTGGCCTTCTTGGCGGCCGACGAATACGGACTTGAGGAGGTTTATGTGACCATTCTCCAGCCCAACAACCCAATCGTCTTGCAGAAGATGACTCGGTCAGAGATCCGACTTGAGCGGGAACGCACCTTGTTGGCCTTGGACAGGATCGCAGATAAGTCTGCCTCCCGCCAAGTTGGTCCTTGGTGTCAGTACTGCAAAGCCACAGGGATCTGCCCAGAAGCACAGGAAGCCACAAAGACCCTCACGACCACAAGCTCGACAGCGGTTATCGACCCCAGCCAGCTCCCAAGGCTTCTGGAGGTCTGCACCTTGGCTGAATCCGTGATTGAGAATGTTCGTAAGCGGGCGAGAGAAATCCTCGACGCTGGAGGCGAGATTCCTGGTTGGAAGTTAATCAACAGCAAGCGGAGATCCATCACCAGCTCTGCCTCTGCCTACCACCTCATCAAAGAGGCGTTTGGCGAAGAAGTTGCGATGGGTGCTTCCTCTGTTTCCTTGACTGATGCGACAAGGAGCTTGGCGTCCAAGGCGGGTCTTAAGGAGAAGGAGGCTAAGGCAAAAATCGAGTCGGTGCTTGCCGACATCATTGAAATGAAAAATTCACAACGACTGATGAGGTCATAAGGAGAAATATGGAAAGAGAATCAATATACGAAAAGATTAAGACACTTGTGGCTGGCTCTGAGGTCAGCCTCTTGAACGAGCAAATCTGGCAACAGCACAAAACGATCATGTTCCTTGAGGAGCGTGTGACGGCATTTGAGCGGATGATGCACGCCAACACACAAGTCACGATGGATCTAGCTAAAGAGTTGAGATTTGTCGTTGCACAGCACAGCAGGGTCACCTCCTATCGAAGAACCAAGACTGGTAGGTATGGTCGCTCTGCTGGAGAGGTTGCAAAACGCTGGTCTGAATGGAAATCCTTGGAGGAAGGCGGGATGTCAACATTCCATATAGCCAGACTATTTAAGGTTCGTCGGGAATCCGTAGACTACGCAAAGAGAAAGGGCTACTCGAACGCAACAAGCTCAATTCCAGCCAGCCTCATCGGTCACGAGCTTGTTGCCCTTCCTCCAACCCGCAAAGGCCCCCGCAGACAGAAAGAACTAATGAGGTTGGCGGCGTGAAGGCAGATGAAAAGGCAATCAAGGCTATTTCGAGCCTAAAGGAATCCAACGCCACCTATCTGGTGTTGGTCGAGTTCCAAGAAAGCCCAGATGTGTTTGTCGACAGCCGTGGAGATCAGACGAAAGGACAGCGAAGCAAGTTCATGCAAGCCCTGTACCACCATTGGTCTGGGCAACCCAAAGCAAAGGAGAAAGACGATGAATAGGCCTCAAAAAACCAAACCCGAACAAGTCATTGGATCCGCACGGAAGCAGACGAACTTCTGGCAGAACGTGGTTGCCCTCTACGCCTTCCGATATGGGGCGATGGAGATCACCGAGGAGTGTGCTTATGAAGTGCTAAAAAGCACTGAGCAAGCCGTCGTGGATCTGGATAGGACAGGGGAAAACCTCGTCGTCTCTCTTCGGGGCAACAAGCGGAGTGTTTTGGACAAACTGAAAGCGTGCTGGCAAACATGGAATTCAAACTAAACATCGAACCCAAGACGATTCAGTCTGGTCTCCGCTTCTCTAGCAAGGGCGGTAGGCCAAGGGTGTTCCGTGACTCTTCTTCCAAGGCTTATGTGCGGGAGCTGATCTTTGCTTCCAAACAATACGCCAAGGAGCAGATCCAAGGGCCACTCCGTTGCGATGTTACTTTTGTACTAAGGCGACCCCAAAGGCTTAAGGCTAATGGCCGTCAGCCAGCTCCAGTCCGTCCAGACAGGGACAACTTACTTAAACCACTACAGGACGCACTTACACAGGCGATGTTCTGGGTGGATGACAGCCAGATCGTTGCTGGCGAAACCTTAAAACTATATGCGGGGAAGACAGAAAAGCCCTGCATCGAAGTAAAGATTACAAAACTATGAAACTACCTTGGATTAAATTCTTCCCATCCGACTGGCTATCCGACGAAAGCCTTCGCTCTTGCTCGATTGGGGCAAGGGGTCTTTGGATGGATCTACTGGCAATGATGGCAAAGTCCAATACCCACGGATTCTTGCTGATAGGTGGAACCCCAGCATCCGTGGAGCAAATAGCTCGGATTGTTGGAGAGGATTCCCAGACCACCAGGAAGTTGCTTGAGGAGCTTGAGGCCAATGGAGTTTTCAGCAGGGACGAAAAGAATGTTGTTTTTTCAAGGAGAATGCGGAGGGATGAAGCTGTAAGGGAGTCGGATCGGGAACGCCAGATCCGCCATAGATCCAAAGATGCTGAATGTCCCCAAAGGGACATATCCCCAAAGAGTAGCAAGCCTACTCGTGAAGAGTGGCTTGAGTACGCAAATACCATCAAGGGCTGGAATGCTGGGGATGCGGAGAAGGCTTTTGACTACTACGAAGCCAACGGCTGGAAGCTAGGTGGTCGTAGTGCTGTCCTAGACTGGAAAGCCTGTGCTAGGAACTGCGCCCGCCGTTCGGATTCAAATGACGTAAGGCCGAAGATTCAAGGCAAGCCAGTCCAAAAGTCTTCGTGCGATAGCCCTCGGCCAGACCCCATTGACTACAACTCCGTGGATGTGGTCGTTGGCCTAATCGGAACTGCAGTAAGAGAAAGACTTAGTTTGGCGATGCTCCAAGCGTCAACGCCGAAGGCTGTGTGGGAAAGAGCATTCCAAATGGCGAACGCAAATAAGGAGGTCGCATGCCAACCCTAACTACCAGAGAAAAAGTATCCGAACTTTCCAAGAAAAAGACTGAGTGGCTCGAAAACGAGCTGAACTCACCAGATATGCAGAAGACCATCCTGTCTGTGTTGAAGGAAGGTCTGGGGGCAACCAAGTTTCAATGGGACGGACAAAGGCAACAGGCCGACGAGGTCGTGGATTTCCCAACCCGCCTCAAGTCTTGCGAACTGGCATTGGCCTACGCCATCGGACGCCCGATGGAACGCCAGCAGATTATGGTCGCCCATCAACAGATCAAGGATCCCGCAGAGCTGGTGAAAGGATCGCCAGCACTAAAAGAAGCACTTCGAGAACTCCTCGATGAGAAAGAAGAAACCCACACCATAAAGTCACAAAACATAAAAGAGGTCACAAAACAATGATAAGCCAACAAGATCTAACTACAGGAATGGTCGCGGCCCTCGGGTTGCGAGTAAAGAAGGTGGAAGAACGAGTTGAAGTCCTAGAGGGCAAGCGTCTCATGAAGCCCACCGAAACCGATGACGATCAACTTGAAAAGGAATGCCAGAATGTTGGCGTTTCAATGGATATCGTCCTACGCCACGACAGATATGGCGTTGGAGCTGATGCCCGATACCAAGTCGCTCGCAATCTAAGCAAGCTGGGCTGGGACACTCGAAGGATCTCTAGGGTTCTTCGTCGGTCAGTTCGCTCAATCCAGAGGATGATATGATGGCTGTCTATGACTATGAGTTCAGAAGTGACCGAGACAACCTTATGCTAAGTAGAGCAAGACGTTTGAACCAAATATACACGGCTTCTCTGTTGAGCATTTTGCCCAATAAGGATGAAGAACATTACGACTGGTTTTTTAATAGAAAGGTGCCCCTGTACGAGGAGAGGCTTATTAGGCACGCATTTCTAACCAAAGAGGCTCGAAATTGGATGGAAAAAGTACGTCGATTTGAGGTGAGCCAAGAAGTCCTCCTAGATCTCAAAATGTTATGACTGAACCACTCCAAGCCCTAGACTTTATCCGAGACAACGCATTGCCATTGGCACAGGCCAAGGCCAACCGCATCTATCTGGAGGAATTCAGAAAGACCAAGAAGGCCATCTTGATGCGGGATGCCAGCGGCGACGGGATGGTCACAATCGCCGCCCAGGAGCGAGAGGCCTACTCCCACGAGGAGTACCAGAAGCTGTTGCTTGGATTGAAGGAAGCCGTTCAAGAGGAGGAGCGTCTGCGTTGGTTGATGATTGGAGCGCAAGCCAAGATCGAGGTCTGGCGTTCGTTCGAGTCCTCAAAGCGGGCGGAGATGAGACTATGAGCGTAAAGAGATTTTCAAGACTCTTGGACAGCCTTGACCATGGTAACAAGCTACTTCGCTCCATCTCAAAGACAGCTCCAACTCCTATGGTTCACTCGATCCAGCAATGCTTAACCCATTACGAAGCCGTAACTTTAATGGCAAAAGAGTCGCTTGAGCTTGCAAAGAGGCACAAGGCCAAGGCTCTGGAGGAACGGATGTGATCGTTGTCCGTTTAGAAAAGTACGAGTCCGAGGTGGCTGTCCTTGTGGGGTCGGCTAGGAACAAGTCTGCTCTAAACAAAGAATCTCGAGATGTATACCCAGTTAACCCTGTAATGTCTTGGGGTCAGCACGTTGAGGCCGCTGGGGCTGAAATGGCTGTGGCAAAGTACCTAGGCCTCTACTGGGACGGATCTGTGGACACCTACAGATCTGGTAGCGGGGATCTGCCTTACACCAACATTGATGTTAAGCATTCCCAAGACGGCAAGTGGAAGGTGAAGGACAGGGACGAAGGGGAGCTGATCCTAGTTAAGGGCGTGATGCCAACATACACGATTGAGGCCTACTGCTTCACGGAGGAGGTGAAGAAGGCTTCTGCTCCCTGTGAAATGAGTGGATCTAAACTCTGGTTTATTACTGACAGAGTTAAGCGGAAGGACTTTGACGGACTAAAGAAAACTCTCTGGAGGAGGGCATTTGACGCACGGCAAGCGTCTCCGCCCTGTGAGGTTAAATGAGAGCTTTGGCTTGGACTCTCTATTGGATCGGGGACTTCATATCCAACACCATTCTGAGGTTTGGCTGGGGCTATTCGATCTACAACAAGGTTATGACTTGGTCTCTGAGGTTCGATAGGAACGACGAGATCTGGAAGAGGGTCAAATGACCAGCTATCTGCCAAGCCCTCGCTGGGTTCAGACTCCGCTCGGACAGGCTCTATGGATTGCCACCATCGACTACGGCATCTCCCATAACCCAATCTACTTGGTCGAGATCTGCTCAACAGGGGAACACCGATGCGTGGACATGAGGGAGATCCGTGGGATGGAGAATTACACTTTTGATATCAATAGGCCAGAGATGGCCAGAAAGAGAGACGAGTGGCTATGAAAGACATGACAGAAGACACGAAACACGTTCCATCCATTGCCGAGATGGCTAGTGCGGCCGCCGAGATAACTTGGAGAATTATGAGTAACGGATCGGCTAAGTCGGCTTATGGCGAATGGCTACATAAGGATAAGCCCACCTACGACTACCATATTTGTAGGGCAATCAAACACGCTGTAACTGCCCAGCAACAGATCCACCTCAACGAACCCCAGCCCGACAATAACGGCGAGACAGCCATTGACCACCTTGAGAGAACTATCGTTCGTGGTCTCTTTGCTTGGTTTCAGCTCAAGAGGAAAATGCCTAGACTATGAAGGTTTATATCTGGGGCTATCTGCATCAATGCGGTGGGGCGGGACCCGAAACAGGGCACGCCATCGAGCTATTCCGAGACAACGGAGTCGAGGTCACTTGTGTTGTTCCACAGGGAACAGATGTCCTTTCAACCCACGAGCCTAGAAGGCGGTACTTGGATTCTCTAGGGGTAGCCACGGAAGCATATAGTCCTGGTATGTTCAACGACCAGAATGTCTGGTGCTGGTGTGAGGACAGCATTTTTGAGTATCTGGCTAGGCACGAAGAGACTCCTCGGCAAGTTGTGTACTGGCCCTGTATGAATGTTCTTCGGGACAAGGAGCTAGTAGGCATAGCCAAGACAAAGAATCTAAAGATACTTTGCCAGTCGAACTACCAGCTTGGGGAGCTTGCTAAACGCCTAAACGAAGTAGGGCTTTCTGCGGATCTCCAGCACGTTTTCCCCTTCTTCAACATTGATAGTAGATGGGGAAGGTTAAGGTTTTCCAATAAGTCCCTAGATACTCTCAATGTATTAAGAATTGGCAGGGACGATGAACCCTTCAAATACCCAAGGGATATGTGGGATCTGTTCTTCAAGGTGACAGCTCCTGTCGGGGTCACAACAAGACTGAATGTCATTGGATGGGGCAGGGAGGGGGAGGCTCTCTTGGGTGATGTGGGCAAAGAAGGGCATCCCTATCACGGCAGAATCAACGCCGAGCTTATCCCCCATATCTACAGCCCAGCGACTTTGGCTAACTACTTCCGAGACGCCCACGCTTTATTGATGTGGTATCCAGTACATGAGAATGCCCCCAGAGTCCTTTTTGAGGCAATTACCAGCGGAGCTGTTGTGGTAGGAGCATCCCACGGAGGCATCCCAGAGTTCGTTAGAGACCAAGAGACTGGCTTTCTGGTCTCAAGCAATGATGAGGCCTCTCACAGGCTTTCACAGCTTGCCTTTAATCCAAACAAAACAACCCGAATGGCTGAGAATGCCTACGACAATCTCAAGAAGGGGATTGGATGCCCGAAGTGTGCCTTTGCTAGGTTTAGTGCGGAGTTCCGATGAAAAGCGAGTGGGCTGTAGCCTTACAGAAACATTTAAGGGAGAAAGTTGAGCCACCTCCCGCTGGGTGGAAGTCGGTCAAGCAGATCTCCGAAGAGCTTGGCAAATCAGCTTGCCACACCAGCAAGGTAATCAAAAAGATGATTAAGCTTGGTCTTGCCGAAACAAAGAGCTACCGATGCTTAATGTCTGAAAATGGTAAAAAAGCACCTTACGGCAGAATGATTCCGCACTACCGCCTGTTGCCAAAGGCTAAATCTCCTTAAAATCCATCGGCAAGATCCACTTCCCAGAGATCTGCCTAGCTTGGTAGACGGCGAAACTACCATCGTCAAAGATAAGTCCGTAGATCCAGCCATTCTCGTGGTTTAGCGTCCCCAGCATCGAGCGGTTGTACTCGTAGTCTAGCTGACATAAGCATCCAGCCACCCAGCCTTGTTTGGGAACAAGCCCCTCGACAGATACGGATTGGATGGTGTGGGTATGTCCCATAATGACATTTTCTCCATAGCTCTGAAGGGTTTTGCGTAGGGCATAGACCCCAGCGGCGTAGCCGTGAAGGAAGCAAAGGCGACCCTCCCTGTGGATCCCAAGTCTTTTTGAGTAGGGGTAGGTTTTAATCCCAAGGGTCTTACATAGATCGTCCAGCTCTTGGACTCCTTTAATCGCCGCATCTCGCTTTAGTCCGTCCGATTCGCTTTCGGCCACATCCCATAGTCGCTGGCAATGATTCCCACGAAGCCAGACCTTTGTGCCTTTGCCATCCATCCATTTGCTCAAGAACTCGATCCCACAGGCTACGTCATCTGAAAGGCTTTCGGCCTGTTCTGCCTTGTCAGCCTTCTTCCTTAACCCACGAAAATCAAATAGGTCTCCGCCCATAATCTTAATATCGGGCTTAAATGCCTCAGAAAATTGGAAGAACTTCTTTGTCACAGCTCTATCTTGCATATCTCCGTGGAGGTCGAACCCTGCCATGAACTTTTGGTATTTTTTCATTGGTAGTAGCTGTCATCCTTTTGAGGTTCAAATCTGTCGTCGTATCCGTCTTTGTCTTCCTTAAAATCCCACGGAGTCCGAGTACCAGGACGCTTGCTCCACAGCCAACGAGAGAAGGATGACCTCTCTTCTTCGGGTTTTCTTTCAACCCACAGCTCGATTAACCCTTTAATAAATTGGGCTATCATTTCAGCCAATCTCGGCACAGGAGCGTCCGCATCGACCTTTTCCTTCGGTATACGCCGTCACCCCCGCCAGCTCCCCGATCCCCAGCCGAGTTGGTATTACCCTCGATTGTGGTCGCAAACCCATTCTCCGTTCGCTCAATCAGTCCTGTATGGGCTACACGCCCAAGGGAACTAAAGTAGATCCCGAAGACGGAAGCAGGGGGTGAATAGGAGACTCTCTTGCCACCAACTACCCACGACGGACTCCATCCTGTTTGTGGTACAAGATTGCCATACCCAGCTTCACGAAAGACATAGTAGTTAAAAGCGGCACACCAAGGATTTCCTGGTTCAAGTCCAACCGATGAGAGGATAATGTCTACCTCTGGGCCTGTATTCACTCCCCATTCCCTTACTCCAATCATCTTTCTGGCTTGGACAAGGACGCATCCTCGGTCATCAGCAAAAGACAGGAATGGGATTAGGATTAACGCCAGCCAAGAAGGCATACCACGGCTCCTATGAAAAGGACGCACCATAGGCAAAGCACAATGACGAGGCGGGTCGTTCTGCTGGTGGCTCTCCAGTCCTGTAGCCAGCTCAAGGTATCGATATACTCGTTGATCGAAGGCCACTCCATTTGCACAACAAACCACGCCAGCCATACCGCCAGTAGGTATGCCGAAGCCCCAAGGATTAGGCCATGCAGGGATCCTCGGTCATACGTCCCAGCCGATGGATCAAACTGCTGGATCAGCGGGGCGGCCGACCAAAACACAATTATGGCTATACAAAACGACCCAAGACCTTGGAACTTGGAAAGGAACTTCTTCACCAAGGGATCCCTACGAACTTTCTAGCCACAAACATAATACCACCAAATATGACCCCTCTAAACATCCATAGCCCTAAAGCGATAAGCGCACCTCGATAGATCCAAAGCTCCTTCAAGGCCTTCCGCTGTTTATCCTTCCAGACCCCAGCGTTCTTAATGGCCTCGTTCTTCTCTTTGACGGCCTCGTCCAGATCCACGGAGGTCTGCTTACAGGCCTGTACGGCACTCTCTAGCTGTGCCTTGGCTACAACTAGGTGCTTCTTGGCCTCTGGGTTGGCGACAGCGATTGCCTCGTCGATACGAGCTTCCGCTACAGAAAAGTCAGCCGACTGCCGAGGTGTTGAACACCCGCAAAGCAATACAATTAAAAATGAGATTAAGTACATGTGCATGGTGTTACAGGAAGATTTGCGAGATTGAGCTGTCCTTGGCCACCCCAAGTTCCCTCTTCCTCATCAAAAGTCCTAGAAGCTCGGTCATTCCCCTCTGCGTGTCTCTCAAGTTGCCTAGATTGACCTTTCTTTGTGTCGGATTGCCATTGCCCGCTCTGTTGCTGTTTCTTGTCACTATCTTGAGAAGATTCAACGGAACCCGCCTTGCCGTTCCGCTTGTCTCCCTCTTGGGTATTTTGGGATTCTTGACTGATTTCTTTAGTGAGTTCCGCTTGACCTTCTCTTGATGTTTCGTTGTTTTGAGACAAGTTTCCGCTGGATGTGCGAGAGATTGCCCCAGCAGATTCGATAGATGCGTTTAGGCTCTTCTGGGACTCCGAAGTAACCTCGGAAGAATTATCTGAATCGCTTGAGACAACATTTCTTGTGAGGCCTTGGTGAGCCGATGTGACCATGATCTCGAAATCTATTTTTTCTGGCAGATCGACCATCACTCCATTTAAGGGGTTTGCCTGTGTTGCATTTCGCGAGTTGGCAATCCCTCTTCTTACTTCAAACAGGGAATCACGGATAAATGTATCGAGATCGGAAAGATCAACGATTGTCATCTGTTCCTCCAGTTTATCGCCGCCTCAACAGCAAATCCAACTAGCGACCCAACTGCAGATGCGGCTAAAATAAAGAACTTCTTGAAGCCCTCAAGTGCGTTGACCCTGTTGGCAAGATCCCCAAAGCTCGAAAAACTCTTCTCCATGACATCCTTAATCTCTGTTACATCCTTGGACATGGAGATCATGCGTTCTTCCATTCTTGCCATACGCTCCGACATAAACTCACGATGTTCGGATCGGCTCATGAGACATCTCCTGGGTATTGGACAACAATCGGCACGCTGAACCGAATGACACAACCGATATCGTCCTTCTGAGTTTCAATTCTGCTAGAGATTCCAGAGCGACTCGTGCTGGAGGACTGGGATGAGCTGGTGGACGAAGATCCACTAGAGGACTGACTCGAGCTTGAGCTTCCAGAAGTCGAGGAGCTTGAGGAACTACTTCGGCTTGTCGAAGAACTTGAGCTATTCGAGCTAGATCGGCTACTGCTACTGCTGGAGGAGGAGGAACGACTACTGCTTGAGCTGTTCGAGGAGGATCGACTAGAGCTATTACTACTGGACGAACTAGAAGATCCGCTTGACGAATTGCTCGAAGACGAAGAATTCGACGAGGATACGCTCGCAGAATTGTTGGCAACGGATGTATTCTGTGTGTCTACTAATGAGTATCCCATAAAGCCTCCTTAAATAGAAATCCCCTCAATCTTGCCTGTGTCCGAATCGAATTTGTCGTATAGTCTCTGGGCGTCGTGTCTCTGGAATGTGCATCTGTTTTCAACCTCTCCGTCGCTACTTGCCCCATTGCCTTTACTTCCTTCTGTTGAGCCAGACTGAGATTTTCCATTTTCTTTTTCGTTGCTGGTTTCGTCTTCTAAACCTTGAGCAGACTCTTGAGAACTTTGAGATCCGCCTTCATTGCCTACACCTATGCGGGATGTCTGTTCGGAGTCTTGACCACGAGTCTGCTCTTGGGAATTTGTCGACTCCAGATCACGAGAGACCTTGCTTGTAACAGACGATTCATTGGACGTGGTGACCCTTGACTCACTTCCACCTTCGGAGGCCGCAGTCCCAACAATTCTCTGGAAAGACGAAGACTGGTATGTCTTTAGAAGAGTCATCTCAAAATCAATCTTTTCTGGGAGATCCACCATTACCCCTGTGTTTGGATTGGCCTGTGAAGCATTCCGAGACAACGCAATCCCTCTCCGCACCTTGAAAAGGATGTTCTCAATTACGCTGGCCGAGGATGCGATAGGTACGACAAGAGCCATACTAGAACCCCACAGGAGTCATCATCTTGTTCATCGCACCGCTGATAGGTTCGTGGTACGACTTCAAGAAGGCCAAGGACTCCGCCGCCTTCTTTACGATAAGGTTTTTGTCTAGTTCTGGTTTGAGCAGGGAAGTTGTCGCCAGCTCCCCAACGATTAGGGGAACTAAAAAAGCCTCGATATCAGAGCTTGGGGTGTAAATGCCGATAGGTGTCTGTAGATCTGCGAGAATTAACTGCTGTGGCTCTAGCGAGGCCGAGAAACGGATCGAGGAAGCCTTTGTGGGCAAAGGTATAACACGAACTAAAGCCCTAGCCCCACCGCCAATAGTGTCTCCGAGGTATTCTGCCGTGTAGTAAGCGGGAAGCCCGCTCTGCCTATAATAGGTAAGGGTGTCTTGGCGTACTGGAGCTTCTGAAAGAAAGGTTAGGCGATGGTCTTCGTCCCAGATTACAGACCCTTCAATGCGACGGATTGGTGCCCACAATGGGATCGCATCGTCATAAAGCAGACCAGTATATGTCCCAGTTGCTAAAGACCACGGATCACGAAGGGTAGATCCAATGCCAAGAGGACACTTGCGATCACCGACTTCAAGAGTATCCCCGATCCTGTCAGTATCAGAGGACAGGGTGAGGCCTGTCACATTCCTAGATCCTTGGGTCAGCCCAACCGACACGCTTACAGGGGCAAGCTGGAATGAGGTAACAGGGGTTGTCTTACGGCCAGAAGGGGCTGAAAAGTAGTATTTCGCAAACCCAGCATTGATCGCACCAATTAGTGCAGAGGCTTGGTCTACTGGGATTGAAATAGGATCGTTCGGTAGGTTTGTGAACGAGATTACCCTTTGGGCGAGCTGTAATGATGTCATTTGGCCTCCTCCAGGGTTTTCAACGCCCTGTCATATTCGGCCTTTAACAAAGGCTCTCTCTGTTTGCTTTTATCGGCAAAAAACAACGAACTGCTGGATAGGTAGCGGGCGATGGGCAACAGCAGGGTCTCTGCGTAGTTGTGAGGCATTGGGATAATTGTGGAGGCCGAATAATCGCTAGTTGTAAAAGCAGGGGCTTTAATCGAAACCTCGACGGAAAGAGCCGTGCTTGTGGTAGGGGAAGGCACAACAAACATCGTGATCTTTGTTGAATCGGCGGCGTCTGGGGAAGGCCGTTTCTCGTCTGCAAAGTAGGCTTGGGGTGGAGCACCAGTAAGGGCAGTCAGACTGCCAGCATAAATAGAGGCAAATGAATCGTACTCGCCTCTTGTGCGGATCGGGCGAAGGCCTACGCCATCAGAAACACGTTTTACAGGGCCGAGAACCGCTTCAACCGAGTCATCGAGCGTGACGTTATTTGAGTTGGCTGAAATCGTCGCAGTAATCGTCTGGCGTGTGTAGTAATCCAAGAGCCGATGCCCCTTGGCCCAAATGAGTTGTAACGCCGAATTAAGGTCGTTGAATATCCGCCTCCGCATAATTTCGGGGGCAGATGCGTTATTAGGGATGCCGAATACTTCATAAATTGCGTCTATCGCTTGGGTGACGTTCATACAGCCACCGCCTTACGAGGTCTTTTAGCTTTTGCGACAGGGGCAGGGGTTTCATCAATAACAGGCTCATCTTTAAGAATCTTAACTGATGGCCTATAGAAAGCATCTTTCGTAGCGAAAATATCATCCACCGATGAGGAATCCTCTTGGCTTATAAAGCCTCGATTCCAAACATGGGCGTTAAATTCATTGTTCCAAGTAAATGTGTAGTCCCTACCAGACCCACCAGAGAGTCTGATGAATGGGTTATATCGAGAAGAACCAGTAATCGTGATGAGGAGCTTCATAAAAGGAAGGCGGGGCCGAGGGTTTTACCCCCCGACCCCGCTCTCCAATAGACTTAGGCGGTGAAGTTATCCACGGGCAACACTAGGCCTGCGTAACGAACCGCATGGTTCAATACGAGGTAGTTAGGTTGTTCCCCGTCAACACGGACATAAGGGCTTTGCCCAAAGATGCTCGTGATGTAGGTCTTGCGAATGAATTCGCCATCGAACGTCTCTTCGGAACGCTCGCCGTCCAAGGATCCGTAACCGCGAACTGCGGCCATAGCTCCGAGAACCATCGTGCGCCCAATCGGTACGCCCTGTGCGTTACACTCAACAATTAGATCCCCAACTGCGTGCGAGTTGGTGATCTTTGTGTCACCAAACGAACCTGTGTTGAGGGTCACGCCTTCGGTTGCATTCCATCCAGTCGAAGCCGTAGTGGCTTTGACAGCGAGGGTGTTGCTTGCGCCGACAGAAGCACCAGAAGGCACCAATGCTTTGGTGATGTTCAGCGTGTTTCCGTTGTTGGTGGTGTATTTGTACAGACCATACTTACCGCTCGACAGGATCAGAACGTATCCAGCCGTGTAGCTCGTCCCGCTGGCTGTGCCAGTAGGATTCGAGAAGTTAATGGCCGTTTCGGTCTGGTCGAGACCAGTCGGATAGGTGTACCCGCTGAAATACTTGAAGTATTTAGGAGCGGTTTTAGCGGCGGCAGTAGCATTTCCACCACCCTTGAGGGTGAGGGAGGTCTTGCTTGCGGCCAAGATGTCATCAGCAGAGACGACTGCAACGCCCAAGCTGGCTTTGGCATTGATCGGAGATCCGATCGCACCGTAACCATCGTGGTCGGCAGGGTCAAACTGACGGATGACGTGACCATCGAGGTCAACGTATCCACCAGTGAACTGCTTCGCACCTTCACCTTCAGCGGCGGCGGCGGCGTTCAATGCGGCCAGATATTTCGATTCGCTCTTGAGGGAAAGCAAGCCTTCGCCTGTGGAAACGATAACGAACTTCTGGATCTTGTTCTTGCCAACTTGGCCGATGGTCGCAGGGCGAGCCCCACGAGTGCGGAGTTGCTGACCAGCGGCGATCAAGCCGTCATAGGAGAGGGTATCGGAGTGCGTCAGCGCATCAATCGAGGCCTTTCCGTTAGCCTGGTAGTAGTTTTTCGCAGTACCCCTGTGGAGGAACAGCTTCTGGAGGCGTTCGGTTTTCATCCGTCCGAGCCAGTTGCCGAGCATCACAGGAACATTGCTCTTCAATTCGCTGGCGAGAGCAGTTTTCTCCTCGAGCCGACGATTGTAAGAGACAGCGTGACGCAAGAAATCCACAGTCAGATTATAAGATCCGACTCGGAAGTCTTCCGTGTTGTCTTGGATGAGTGTTTCACCCTGCACGCCTTCGCCGTAGAGTTGAGCCATCGTGCGGAACGTGATTTTCGTCCCTGCACCTTTGCTCAAGTCCCGAACGGACATGACTGGGTAGCTTTCTGTGGGTCCCTCGAACTGCTGAAAGAAATTCTCCGCAGCCTCCGAGAGTTGTACCCCTTTCTTCCAAAGTTCGGGTAGAAAATTGGAAGCTTGTGACGAGATGTCGCTCGTCGCGTTGTTTGTAGGAATTAAAAGGTTAGCCATTTTAATATCCTCCTATTCTTTTGGGTTTGTAAGCCTCGCCCTAAAGTTTCGCCATTAAGAGCTGATACGCCTCTAGGTCGTCCAGTTTGTTGGCTAAATCTCTAGCATTAAGCGGGGCTTGTGGAGTTGTGCGGGCGTTACCGCTCGCGGGTTGAATAGACGGAGCCTTGCGGGCGACACTTGGCGAGGGTGCTTTTGCACTAGGGTTGCGAGGTGCAATCCCAAGCTCATTAGCGGCCATTTGTGTCAGCTTGAAGGGCATCGAAGGGTCTTTTACGAGGGGATTCCCTGTATCGACCATCGTGTCGAAGATCTCATTCATCTTCTTAACAAGGGCTGAATCGGCTTTGCCCGCATCGGGATAAAACTCCACGGCACGAGCCTTTGCTTCTTCGATTCCCTTGGCACGTTGCGTCTGCTGTACAGATTCACGTTCGGTAGCCATTCTTTCAGACTTCCGAAGTTCTTTGTTCAGTTTCAGCATTTCGACTTCAAGCTCGGCAACCTTGTCGAATTCAAGATTCTTAAAAGCGGCGGCTTTCGCCTGCGCTACTTCGTCGATCTTGGTTTCAATGTCGGCGGGAGCAACAAACTGCTCCTCTTGTGCCTTGGCGGGTTCCGCCTCTCCTTTGACCATAGCCATAGCCTGCTCAAGGGTGAGGTCTGGATTCCTAGCCCGAATCTTGAGAGCTTTGCGTTCAGTCTCAGACCAGCTTCCGATACGCACCCTTTCGGGAAGTTCGGATTCTGATTCTTGAGTTTCGTCCTCGGCCTTGGTTTCGACTGGAGCTTCCTCAACCGCAGGGGCTTGTTCAGCCGTAGGCTCTTCCTTGGGAGCCTCTGGAGTCGGGGCGGGTTCCGCCGATTCTTTTAAGCCTTGAACGAGTTCGTGATAAGCACGCTCATCAAGTGTCGCCACGTTAGATTCCGTCCGTGCAGTAACTTGTGGTTCTGCACCCGTTGTTTGAGGGGTTATCTCGGCTTGCGCCAGAGTATTATTTTCGCTCATTAGATAAGCCAAAAGATTCAGAGCGAGAACGGAAGAGATTTGTTAGTGGATGCGACGCATAGTGATAGGCGAGGTTGCTGGATAGGATCTGGAGGGGATTAGTTGAGCATGAGCAATATGAAATCCCTTGGCCCGCTAGGGGTTAGCCCAGCGTCTGGCTACGGATATGTTGTTGGGTCTGGAGGGGCGAGGTTTTTTGGCGAGGGGACTATCACCCCCAAGTTCTTTGCTTGGCACGCATTTTTCCAGATCCGACCAGGAAAGTTTACTGGTAGCGTTATGTCAAAATATTATGTCGGCCCTAAAGGCTCATTTATTTACGGATCTACAGTTGAAGTTCAAGGCCTTGACGAAGCGCTAACTCCAGCAGGGACAAAGACTTATGTATATATTGAGTGCGGTGTAACAGATGCGGCGATAACTACCGCTGAAATCAAGGGGTACTCAACTCAAAAGCCCTTGTTTGAGCCAGAGGCCGAACTTGCGGAGCAGACGAAGGTACGTCACTTCCTTGGCCTTGTTGTAAAGCAGAGGCCGTTTCCAAAATTTGGGCATAATTTAACCTACCCAGTAATTCAAAGCTCCTTTTCTGTCCCAATCGCCGTCCCTGCGTGTATCAATGGATATCGTGGGGTTCTAATTACAACCTCATGAAGGGCAGACGCACTTCCTTCCAGCGTTTTGGGAGTATGGTCGGAGTTCAAGGGTCCGTCCTTAACAAGTGGCCGAGGGGTTATGAAGTCCGTAGGGACATGAACACACCCATATCCAGTTCTCCTCCAACAGATCAGTCTGATGGCAAAGGCATTTATAACCTAACGCTAAAAAATAACGACAAGCTTGAATACACGCCGTCAGAGGCCGACATGGGTGAAGAGGTGTATGGTTGTATCACATCTGGATACACGAAAAACCAGAAAGCTCCTCAAATCGAGTACAATTCAGATATCGCTATAGCTAACAGGCGAGAAAGAAAAGATTACGAAGCCGACAAATATCACTTCTCTAGCTCTGGGCGCATTTGGGCAGTTGGAGAGAACCGAGAGGTTGGAAGTGTAGATAGTTCCTGTATCCCTACAGAAAATGTCCCGCTAGTAGCCAATTCCAAATTTAAGATTAAGTACTGGCAAGAAGAGAATAAGGACGCAGGGATAAAAGCAGAAATGATTGAAATCCCAAAAGGAGCTGGATTTACTTCTGGCACTTTAGTTCGGCCAGTAGCGTTTACGGACAAGGCGGAGGAAATAAAAGACGGAAGTCTAAATAACAGACTTCTAAGATCCCATACCTTAAAAGCTGTGCCAATAAAGACCGCTCACGCAATATTAAATCGGTGTAAGGAGGTGTCGCTTACTGGCTCAGTTAACTACTCAATCGAGCGAACGAATAAGAAGTGTAGCGGTGTAGAGACATCAGAGTATAAGTGGGAGCAAGAACAGGTTGTGGGTTGCCCTCCAGGAAGTTGCGTGGATTTGGGTGGCACTATTACTCTTTCATGCGCGTCCAAAACTCAGACGACAAAAATTACAATAGCTGGAAATATGGACATGACAGCACGAAGGCATAAGCAAGTGACAGACATTTGGGATGAACCAAAGGCGCTTGATATATCTGGGAATTACTTTCACGCATCTCCAAGTGGCAAGGGTACATACATGAAGATATCTGATTCCACTTGTGATCCCATCACTGATTCAGTTCCTACTCCATTGCCAATCCCGCAGATCCAACAAATTGCCAAAGGAGAGGAGCAAATAAAGCTGAACTCTGGATGTCTTACATATCCAATCACCAGTAGCGCAATGCTTCATGCCACATTAGAGGAGAATCTTAAAACAAAGGTCATTAATGTAGAAAACTGCTCTGATGCCAAAACATACTACTCCTTGATGATCGACTATCTGCAACAAACCAACTTTAACTATAACTATTTTTATTACGCAGCGTATCCAGGTGGAGTGCGGGCGTTCGATTTATTTAACTCGACTATGATACGGCCAGAGTTTGCTTCTGGGCCAAGTCTTGTGGCTTTGTTTAACAATAATGGATGGGATTTTAGCGGTATTGGTTTAGGTGGTCCAGAAAATGCTTATTCAAATGATTGCAAGGAAGGTGAAGGACGTAATTACTACAACTATAAGGGTAAATGGAATTCCACAGGAATAACTATGACGGTTGAAGGGGAATGCCCGCAAGGAATGGCTGGTCTTGACCGTTACGACAAAAGCACCGCCGCTGGCTGTGAGTGCGATGATTCGTGTGGAGACTGCAAGAGTAACTACGGGAAATTAGGTATGAGATGCGACTGCTTGCCAATGTGTGTTCCATATCCCAACACAGACAATCCATGTAATGGAGCGGCAAAGGCAGGGTGTGATGCTTTGTACACAGTTTTTATGGAGATCGGAAAATATGTTGGGGTGGGGTTAGATTCCGAGTTTCAATACTATAATACTGCGGCTGTCCCTCTTTCTACAGCGATGGATACCAAGGATGAGGATCTTACTCTTTGGTGGAATGCCGAGATAGCCCAACTAGACCCCGATGACGTCATTACTGACAACTCACGATCCCTGTCACTTTACTTAAACGAAGAAAGCGCGAACAACGTAAAACCCGCAGACAACTCGACGACTAAATGGGAGACTAAGGAAGTCGGAACACTATTCATCAAATGCGATGACTGGTCGACTGAAACTCCATTATGGGGAGTCTATGCAATCACGAAGGAAACAACCTGTAAGGGGACGAAAAGTGGCACAAACTATTACAATACATCCAAAAGTTCTGGTACTCAGCACTGCGCTGATTGTGAGCTTGATTTTGTTTGTTGCAGTCCTTTTGGATGCGATGGGAAGGGTGGAGGTCCGACTGGGTGTTGTAATACAGTGCTTTGCGGAATAAGCGACCCTTGTGACTATTCGGTAACAGCAGTCGATTCAAGGCCAGCTTGTAAGCAACTTAGTTGCAGTGGTACTTGCCAGGAGGAGCACCCCTACTGCGGTTGTTGTAATTGTGGCGGGGATGACTCAAGGGAGTGCGACCCGTGCCCTCCGTTCACAACTTGCGCTCCCTTCAAGGTCATAAGCAATTACGAGGAAATGGGTTGTTACGGGGACGCTCACGAGGAGGACAAGCGTGAGGCCTCAATAAACCTAACTCTTGAATTTAAGCTATTCACAGAAATGGAGTAAACATGAACAAAACCGAACTCATTTGGAACGAATCTAGTCTAGTGATGACTCAAGGCCTTATGTGCCTCGAGTTAGATAGACGAATCTTTAAGTTGAACCCAGATTCTGCAGATCAACTCATGCTCGAGCTTGGTCAGACAAAGACCCTTCAGTACGAAAGTTCTAGTAGAACCGCCTATCTCTTTGAAGCTCCGATGAAGGAAGACGTGCCTCACTTAAGGCCTTTTGTGAAAAGGGGGATGATCGGTAGGTGCTATGAGCCTAATGCCTTAACCTACCAGACGATAGGTTCTGATTGGGTGTGTTCTGTGGATGGAGACATTCTTGCGTCTCCTCGTCCTGTGCTTGAGTTATTTTACAGAGCTCCGTCGATCTTAAGACAGGCGATGACGCTCGGTTCTGCCATCAAGAAGGCCACAGCAGACGGAAGCATCGCAACTAGGGTAAGCCCAGAAACCTTTGCTATGCGTAAGGATATCTGTGTTGGTTGCGAGTATTACGATCCATCAGCTTTCTTGGGTACTGGAAGATGCAGAGTTTGTGGATGTGGGGTTGGCAAGTTGCATATGCCGTCCCAAGCCTGTCCAAAAGGGAAATGGGGCAAGGAATGATCGTTGTAATGCAGATATGGGATGGGGACAAGGAGCTGGCTGTTATGACGGCTAAATCCGTCAAAGAGGAGTATCCAGACTGCCGCCTTGGTATTTTAGCTAATAACTGCATCCATCCAAAGGAGCTTGAGGACTATGCAGACCTCATTCACACGACGAGCGAGGACGTTTACCATGATCATTCGGGTGGCCTAGCCACCCACGAGCTACTTGTATTAGGCCTCCGCCTTTCTGGAAGGGTGATTGTAAAAATAGACCCCAACACGGACATATTTCTTGAGGAAGGCCTTGAAGATGAGTTATGTAGAAGAAACGGGGTATTTGGTCAGCTTAGTATGATCCAAAACCAACAGATTGTTCATTCCAGCATCTTTGCTATCTCAAGGGTGTCCGCAAGGGAGCTGGTGGATTCCTGCATTCTACTTGATTCGGCAATTCAGAATCCTTCAAAAGGAAGTCAGTCCTTGCTTCGGAGGTATTTCAAGCCAAAGAAAGGACTTTCATCACACGACTGGCCTGTCGCCTACGCCTCCTCCGTCCTCGGCATTCCGAACAGCTATTCTGGTAAACTACTGCAAGCCTTCCGCCACAATCCTCGAGAGAATGAATCCACGATGATGCTCAAGAGGACTACTGAGGAGGCTTCTAGCGGGCTTGTTCTTCCTCCAAGTGTAACAGATCTCCGCTCCGAGATCCTTGCTGAATCCCCAGAGCATATAGGGCTGAATGACGCTATTGAGTTTATTTCGAGAATCTGGGGTAATGAAGGAGTCTCTATCTCCATAAAACACGATCCTAATGGCACTTACTATGTTGGCGATTCTGTTGATTCTGAGGGAGTCCTTCATCATTCCGTCCCTAAGATCAATGACATAGCAGAAGCTAAGAAGGTGCTTAAGGAAGGGGTGTTCTCATTTAAGATAATGAACGCCAAGCCAGAAAATGGGGATGGGATTTCGATGCTTGTTCTCGACGTAGACAGGCCTGTGCCAGAAGACTGCAAAGCCTCCGTTGTCTCGACCTCCTTTACGCACTCTCAGATATTTATGATTATGGAACAGGACATAACTAAAGAGAAGGCACTTGAGCTTATTAAGGAAGCCGACTTTGCCGACAAGAGCGGAAGTAAGGCCACAACCTTGCTCGTAGGAGTTAGAATCCCAGGAACCGCTTCCTATGAGGAAGTTTGCCTTCACAACACTACGGAAGATAAGTGCACCGCCCACAAGGTACTGGCCGACGGAAAGGTTCGTCTAGTTAAGTTTGTGGATAAATTCTTTACTTACGACGAGGCTCTGGCCGTGATTCGTGGCCTTGCAGAATCCTATAAAGTGCGGCCTCCTGTGACGGAACCAGAGCCAGCACTTCCTTAACTGCCATATAGGCCGAGTGCCTGTTTTGACGTTCTTCTGGGGTAATCCCAGCCTCTAAAACTGCCTCTTTAAGGCCTTCCAGATGCCTTGAAAGGGTCGGTAGGTACCACTCGTTGTACCCAGAATTGTCTTTTAACCGCTCTATGAGTGCCAGTTGGCTGGCTGGATCGCTCATGCGGGTGTCGGATTACCGCCAGCTAGGCCAGCGTCAACAGGGACACTTTTTGTTCCACCAACGCTAGGAGCGGGTGAGCCAGGGGATCCAGCTTGGCCGAATACTCGTCCGTCTGGAGTGATTCCATTCTGGGTGGGAGGCGGGGCAAAGGGCTGAATGATCGACTCTGCATCCACAATCCCAAGGGCTTTGAGGCTCTGGTTGTAGAACAGGGCGACCTTCTGCTGAACTTCTGGGGGCAATCCATAGAACTGGGTGACAAGACCCGCCGCTTGAGCGTTGCTCTGGAGCTGTTGCTCTCCGTGGTAGCGAGTCAGAAGGAGTCGGATATTGATGTTAATATCGGCAATTTCTTCTGGGGTGATTGTCACAAGCTGGACTGCATCGCCTTCCAAGTAGTTGAACATTTCTTTTTTGTTCATGTTGTCCAACAGAATCAAGACCAGCCGATTGACCACTTGAGACAGGGCTGGCTCCAAGGACATCAAGTACTGCGAGAACATTTCGTTGCCAGCTTGGTCGATGCTTCGGATGCCAGTAGCCAACTTGCTCGATGGCAATCCAGAGAACTCTTGGTCGCCACCAGTCATCACGCCAGACTCAAGTTGAACGAGCTGGGTGAAGTATTGGAGCATGAAATTGAGATCCTTTTCCTTGGACTCTGGGAGAGCCACATAGGTCAAGGCGTCGGCGGCCGCAAAACCTGGGCGGAGGGTGTAAGTGCCTCCCGAATTGAGGATCAGATTGGGATTTGCAGACCCTTCAAAGGTCGCATCTGGACGCCAGAATGTGACCCGCCCGCTTGAGCTTTGGCTGAAATTGAGGCGGTTAATGGTCAGATCCATGAAGTCTTGCGAGGTCTTGAACTGCTCCACTCCACCCATTCCGTACCAGCGTCCGTCCACAGGGTTCACTCGGACTACTGTGAAAGGTCTACGGCCATCGGAGGTCACATTTGCCACATACTCGTAGAAGATTGCCCGCTGATTGCGAACATCCAGCAGAAGCATGATTTCTTCGGTGATTCCGTCTCCGTTTGCATCGTACCGCAGATAGCATTCTGCAATTTCCATCGTCGGGTTGTTGAAGGTGTTGTTCGGTTCATACGCCTCGCCACGCTCCGTTCTGGCCTGTTTAGCACCAGTCTTGGGGATCCCAGACTCGGTGGCTGATAGACGGATCTGGTCAATCGCCGCTTGGATTCGGAGCATCTCTTCTTCTGGGGTCTCTTCGCTTTTCGACCCTTTCTTGTTGTAGAGGTCGGCCAGCTCCATCACAGGAGCATCATAAAGGTGAGCCACGAAGTCGGCATCATCCACAGAGGTTGCATTGAGTGGGCAAATAAAGTCTTGGTAGTAGACAGGCTCGGCAGTTGGGCCTTCTGAAATGATTGCCCTTCGGCTGATCGTTTGCTCGATGAACACAGGAACAGGGGGCTGGATCGTGGCCATATCCCGCCTCAAAAGCATAATAGGTTCGCCAATCTCGTTCTGGGCTGGGACAAAGCTGTCCTTATCGGTAATGAAATCTCCGTCCGTTGCGAGGATTGGCTGGCCGTTTAGATCCACCAGAACCTTGGCATTCCGCTGATAGACTTGCTCTTTTTTAACGTGGGTCGTCTTGACCACGCATTCGCCACGGACAAAGGCCAGTTGCAAGGCCATCGCCATGGCATCCTTCACCCCAAGCCTGTTGAACTTGTAGCGAGCATATCGCTCAACCTTGTCTGCGATGTCCCGATCGGCCGCTCCTTCGGGCAGGGCAGAGAACCAAGGATCTGTGCCAAGGAAGTATTTCTGTGCCTTTGCGATCATTTGCCGAACGATACGGCGGGTGACAGGCACGATAAGATTGCTCTGCTCGAAGATCCCTCCCATTACCGCTGGACGCCAAGAAACATTGTTTTCGTAGATCCACTCAAAGATCTGACGGCGACCAAGGAATGTCTCGAAGGCCATCAACGAGGTCGGGTTGGTGTTGTAAGCAGTATTGCGGACGATACTTCGCCCCATCTCTACCTCGAGCTTGCGGAGGCGTTCCCATGCGTGGCGAACCAGCTCCTTTTCTTGCTCTTCGGTCAACTTATAGGCTGTTGGGAAGGCAACCGCAGTAGGGGTTCC